CAAAGCCAGAGGATCAGGCAGGTTCACCCCCCCCCCCACATTTTCCGGTCGGGGTGTCAAGGGTTTATTTGGGTTATTTTCACTATTTTTTGGGTTATTTTGCTCAAACTGAGTAACCATGCTTTTAATTAATGTAATTTGCTCATTAGTTAGATTCGCTGATTCTAAAAACCCTTGAGTAATAATTTCTTCATCTATGGTTTTTTTGCCTTTCCCTGTTAATAACCATTGAGCATTACAGCCAAATTTTTCAGACAATTTAATAGCTGTATCCATCGAAGGTAGACATTCTCCTCGCATCCACTCACTAACAATAGAGCGTGAAAACCCAAGCCACCTAGATAGCTCTATCTGTGTCTTTATCCCTTTCTCAATCTGTAGGGACTTTAATCGGTTAGCAAACTCTTTATATTCCATCAGATTATTATAATTATTATTAAATCCGGTATTAACAGTTGCATAAAATCCGGTATTAACAGATAATTGACACATGAATATATTTCTCAAATTAACAGAAGATTATGGAAGCCAAAAACAAGCGGCTTTGGCACTTGATGTTTCTACGTCAACATTTTCCGAGTGGATAAATAAATCCACGACTCCAGGCAAAAGCAACATGAAAAAATTACGCAAAGCTGGTTTTTCAGCTGAAGAAATATTCGATTCCTGCTTTACGGACGGTAAATAACTCATGGCTCTCGACTTTGAAATTAAAACCTCGGTTGACGAGGAAACCCATGACAACGCTCTTGTTGTTGCTAGAGCTTACGACTTTAAGACTCGCGCGGAGTGGGTAAGGTTTCTAATAGAACGAGAACTGTCATGGGCAACACCGCAAGTACATATTAACCGCATACCCGGTGTACTGAAAGGGCGAGATTAGAGCCTTATTCGTCTACAAAATAAATTGAACTTTTTGAAATCTAGTCTAGCGGCGGCAAGTTTGACTTTGCAACCTCGTCCTCCACAAAGGAATACTTTCGGGCGTGGCTTTGAGTTAAGAGCTGCTTTAAATGATATGGATCATGTTGAGCGGAATCGAATTTTGCAGTGTATCGCGATGAGGAATAAAAAATAAAATGTCAATTATCTCCGTCATGCCCATTGAAGCCTTCTTAGATGATCGTCTAAGTAAAACAGACTTGCGCGTGTTGGGGGCTATCTTATCCTTTGCTGATAAAAAGACTGGCTTATGCTGGCCTAAGCGCGAGCAACTAGCAGAACGCTGTGGATTATCTTTACCAAAAATATCAACCGCAACAACCAGTCTTGTGTCGTTAGGGTGGCTTGAAAAAGAAGGTGATGGTGGTCGATCAAGATCAGTTCATTACAAAGTGATAACACCTCTTTTAATTACTAAAACGGTTCCTGATTCGGGAACGGTTCCTGATTTAGAAACGGTTCCTGATTCGGGAACTAAAACGGTTCCTGATTCGGGAATGGGCATAAAACAAACCATTGAACAGACCAATACAACTACTACAAGCGGATCCGTAAAAAAAGTTAAAAGTGATGTAAAACCGAAAGCGATAATTTCTCGTGATTGGCAACCCAGCGACAGGTGTTATGAACTTATCACACGAGCAGGGATTGGTAGAGATTTTGCCAGTGGGTTGATTGATGAGTTTATTTTGTACTGGGAAGAGAGAGGCGATAAACGCTCAGGCTGGGAGGCCACCTTTGTCAACCACTCAAAAAACCAATGGGATAGATCCCCACAAAAAAACCAGAGGCTAGATCATGTCAACAACACAAACTTTAAACCCAGCACTGGCCTTAGTCGAAAACCTTCACTCGTCGATCAAGGGCTACTCTCCATCGCAAGAGTTGAGGAGCGGGAACGAAGGGAGCGCTACGACCAACTCAGCGTTGTTGGCTGAAAAGTTAAGCGACAAGATAATCTGTCATGCCTGGCAACGGATGATTTCTATCTACGGCCACAAATGGTCTAGCCACTTAGGTTTTGCCGATGACGGTACAGGACTACTCACCGATGCCGCTAAGACCTGGCAAAAAGGCTTGGCCGGTGTAACGCTGGAGCAGCTTAAGTACGGTTTTGACATGTTGATATTCAAAAATCATGACTGGCCACCTAGTTTGCCAGAGTTCAGAAAATTATGCCTGAGCAATGTACCGTCGGGGATCCCAAGTGCCGATGAGGTGTTGCAAGTTTTGATAGCAGTGCAAGGTAAAACCGGAACATTGGCTAGTCGTTATCAGCACCCTTTGATTTTTGCAATCTCACAAAGCATAAACCTATTTGAGCTAAGACGAGCAAGGAGCCTAGACGCTATGAGGATGATTAAGTCTGCTTATGAAAAGCTGATCCTATCCGGTTGGCAAGATTGGCCAGCTCATGCGCACATCGAGCAAAAAGCGATTGAAAAAGATCGGAATAAATCTGTTGGCGTATCGGCATTTAAATTAATTCGTGGTGATCTGTGATCCGCTCGCAAAAGCGCAAGAACTTGAAGCTAGGGCAAAAAAGAAAAGGCTTGATGCTTGGAACAGTATCAAGCAAGCATCACCAGAAATGGCGCAGTTTATGATTGATATTAAGCAGAAAATGGGCAAACCAGCGTTTATCAAAGTGACTGTTGACGATGAGATAGTGCTTAAGCAAGGAATTGAGCAGGGCGTTAGAGATATGACGATAAGGATCAGTGGGAGGCGCTGGTGAATAAACATGGGGTTGAAAGTAATAACTTTAAGATGCCTGTTAATTACAAATGGTTGAAATTTGTAGCTACTGATTCAGCCATAAAAGCCAAAGATATTTTAGATATTTTCGATATTTGTATCAATACATTATATGACCGGATAAAAGCAGGAAATTTTCCTAAACCTGATTTTACTAGTGACGACAGAGCAGGACATGGCAGAGGGAGACTGCCTAGTAACCCACGCTATTGGAAAAAAGAAACAGTGGTCAATGAAATACGAAGGCTGCAAAAAGAATTACATGAAAGTACGCGGGGTAAATAGATGGTCGTAGAACTCGAAGCTGATGAAGTCACGGTCTGTCAAATGCTTGGCCGTATGCGTTCACTGATTGCAAGAAGTGCAGGGGTTAAGGACGCCAAGATGGGTAGTCAGGATGGATCAGAAGCAGACGTTATTGGCATGATGGCTGAATATGCTTTTGCGAAACGATTCAATACCTTTCCAGATATGGGTTTAACGCCAAGATCAGGTAGTGCTGACGGTATTTATAACGGTAAGAGATATGACGTTAAGGCCACAACCTATACGACTGGAAGGCTACTTTGTACGCTAAAACACAATCCAGATATTGATGTTTATATTCTAGCCATCGTTGATAAAAACAAGGTTATTTTCCCAGGCTTTGCATTAGCCAAGGAACTGCGTCATGACGACAATCTGACCGACCTAGGACATGGCAAAGGCTATGCGTTGACACAAGATAAATTGAGGTTGTTTAAGTGAGTGACAGCTTCAGAATTGACGAGAGAGGCGCTTTTCTAGCACAGACAGCCATCGGTGATTTACCGACTGACGGCACAAAGATGGTCACTATTAGCGACTATGACGATACGCGAAGAGGAGCGCAGAACTCGTTGTATTGGGTATGGATGACCGACTTGGCGGCAACGAGAGAAGAAGAATATGCAGGATCAACAAAAGATGAATGGCATGACCACTTTAAAGAAAAGGCTTTGCTGAACATTTTTATCAGAGATAACACAAATGGTACTGCTGAATCAATGGCTGCTGTGTATGAAGCTGGCGTCATGTGTGGCCATACAATCCATGCAGTTCTAAAAAAAGCTGTGGTAGATGGCATATCAACAACGCAAGCAACAGTTAAGCAGTTCAGTGAATACCTAAGTGACATCAAAAGATTTTGCGATAGCACAGGCGTTAGGCTGCGGACTAATTCGGAGCTATTTAACCGAGCAATGGGGTTGAAATGAGTAAGCCAACTTATTTAAAAGTTCCAGAAGGGCAGTGGTTTTTATCAAATAGGGAAAAATGGCAAAAAAACTATATCCCGTTTGCGGGTTATTTAGCAGGGAAATATACAGGCGGGATTGCAGACGCATGGGATTCGATTATGAATCGATATATCAGGATGAAAGGAGTTGTATGGCCTGATGAATTTAAATCATTTCATCTTCTATTCGCTGATAAACATCCTGAGTTTATGGGTTCTACGAGAATAAAAAATGATGTTAGGGAGTATGGACATGCCGGTTGTTATTGGGATTACAAAATTAGACTACCAGTGCGCTTATTTGGCTACTACAACGGATTATTTTATGGCGAGCCAATTAGGCCAAAGCCTGAAAAAAGAGATAAAGTTTTTTTAGATTTAATCGGCAATGAACTGCAATTAATTAAAAGAGGACGGTGGAATGCAATTAATAAAAGAAATAAATAATTTTGGCGATGCAAGACGCATGATTTTGCAAACGATGATACAGCTAAGAGACGGGGAAATAGATATAAGTCGAGGCATGGCTATTGCTGCAAATATGAAGGTGCTTAACGACAACATTCAAGCTGAAATTAATGCTGCAAAACTGAGCATTATTGCTAATGAAAAAGGTCATGACTTTGGAAGAATAAGCGTAATGGGTCAAGCGTTAATCGGTACAGATGTCTAACTCAACAGCAAAGTCTAAGCGCTACATGATGAAGGTTAGAGAAGTTGGGTGCTTAATCTGTGATCAACCGGCTAATGCACATCATATTCGTGAAGATCGTATTAAGAATGACTATCTCACTATTCCTTTATGCAGAGAGCATCACCAAGGCGATTTCTCAATCCACATGAGTAAACAGCAATTCACAAACATATATGGTTCTGAGTTGGATTTATTAGCGATGACTATCGAGAGGCTTAACAAGTGATTGAGTCAAAAGAATGTACTAAGTGTAAGCAAGAAAAGATCCTCACTGAGTTTCATGCGTCTAAAACTCACACAGGGAACGTACTTAGCCAATGCAAAGTCTGCCAAAACTCATATGCAGCAACATGGCGAGAGCAAAACCCACGTAAGGTACAAGCAAATAACCAATATCACAGCGACTTAAGAACGCAATTAAGACATGCAAAGAAGGTAGCAGCATGAAATTACACCTACCTTGGCCACCACAAGAACTATCACCCAACGCTCGCGTTCACTGGGGAAAGAAAAGTAAGGTGGCTAAAGCTTATCGGCTGCAATGTAAATTGATGACAAAAGCGGCAAAGCTAATCATTCCAGAGATCGAGGGGAAATTGTATTTATGGTTGACATTTTACCCACCGGATAAAAGACGAAGGGATGACGACAACATGATTGCCAGCTTCAAAAGTGGGCGTGATGGCATAGCTGACGCACTTGGCATAGATGATAGCCGATTTATTACCCGTCCTTGGGTGCATACAGAAACAGGGGGTTATATCAAAGTATCAATAACAGGTGGACCGGATGATTGAGTGGTTTTATCTACCGTTTTACGCAACAGTTTTATTCATGATCTATGTAATTTATTCAGACTACTGGGGATGTTAATAATGTTACCGGCTAAAAAAGAGAAAGAAAGTATTGCTTGGTCTACTGACGCAGAAATTGAGTACATCAATCAGATAGGCACATTTAGACCTGACAACAAAGATCGCATTACATTTCTTAGGGGTTACATTGCCGCGATACCAAATCGAGTTAGATGGGCAGGAATCGACAAGATCAAGGTAACTAAACACGCAAAAACATTGTTGCAAGAGAATTTAGACAGGGAGTTGTGTTGATATTTTGGGGATTTAGAGGAATAGCGGAGTGGACCATCTTTCCTTGGGTAACTTCAGATGAAGATGGTTGGATATTTACCTGGCTGTTTCTGTTTGCCGGTTATTTTGAGGTAGATATAGATGGATGAAGTTGAGTTCGATGAAGAATATCTTATCGCCAAAGCAAAGCTATTACACAAGAAGGTGACTCTACAGCAAGAGGATGACTATATGGCAAGGGTGCGGGTACTGGTCATTGATCAGAAGAAAAGCAACAGTGAGGCCCGGAGAATGGCATTTGAGGAGATTATATGACGATTGAAGCAACTCTAGAAGAAAGAGGTAGCCGTTATGGTGCATTTACTGAACATGCCAGGATAACCCAAAACATCAAACGCGCAATGGCTGACAGTCCCAACTGGGATGCTTTAAAAGACGATCAACGAGAGTGTTTAGAGATGGTTGCGCATAAGGTGGGCAGAATATTAAACGGGGATCCTGATTACCATGATTCATGGCACGACGTTAATGGGTATGTAAAGTTGGTTGCTGATTTGCTGATACCAGAGAAGTTATTGTTGTGACTTGCTGGTGGGGTGATATGACTTTTGGTCCTATTAATTTGTATAACGCTCCTGCACGAATAGAGCCATGTGAACACACCCACTGGGCAACGTATGTGAGCTGGAAAAAACGCACCTGTGTAGATTGCGGCTTAGAAAGACCGCTATACGACATTGAAATTCAACATCAGAGGTAATTGTGGATCTACAACTAGCAGCAGGTTTAATCGCACTGTGCATTGGTGTCATTGGTGTCACAGGTATGATCGTCAAGATAATTGCCAAAAAGTTTCAAGACCTGTTTGATAAAGATGAGGATGGGTATTTTTAATGGCGTTGAAAACCAGCAACAAGAATCGGAAGAAGAACGTGAAGTTCAAGAGTGATGAGAGTTCGTATCAACCGAATCGGTTATAACTTAACCGAATTCGGCCAACTTACTTAATGTAATTTTCTATCTATTTTTTAAAATATTAATTAGATATATTTTTTGCCTGACAAAGAAAAGCCCCGGTTAAGGGCTTCAACTTTCATCTTT